ATGTCAGCGTTGTTTTGTCTGTCGCACTACCAGCAATCCATAAACGGCCATACGCCGAGCAAACGATATTCCCTGACGGAACTGTGCCAGCATAACCAGCTTTCTCACTTACGCGGCGATACGTCGTCGAACTAACCGCAGGATCGTAAATTAGTGGGTCATGCCCAAGCTGAAAAAAGTACGTTATTCCATTAAGCGACGCAGCTTGCCAATTGCTTGCTGTAATGGTGGGCGCTGTACCACCACCGCCGTAGGTCAGCTCATCAACAGTTGTGCCGCTTAATTTGAATAACTTATTGTTTCCAGCAAATAAAGTCGTCACCGAGCCATCGGTTCGCACCAGCTCATGGATTACGCCAATATCATTGGCCCCCAAATTGCCTGAACTGGTATTGACCTTCGTCCAACCTTTGCGAGCGCCCATCCGACCATACTTGTCCAGTATGCAGTTCGTTGCAGTCAACGCAAAACCTGCTGCCAAATCCAGCGGTGAGTCTTGCGTATTCAGGCCGTAAAAGCCTGGCGCGCTAATGCTGAATCGCTCAAGTGCTTGGCTCATACCGCAACAAACTCCTGTGTTTCTGGAAAGCGTGTGGCTTCCAAAGCAATGTAATCAGCCAGCATGGAACGATAAAGGTTATACGCTTCCGAAGAGGATAAGCCGCCATCTTCGCCGCGCTCAACCAACGCTCTAGCGTATGCGTTTTGCTCAACCAGTACATCAGGAACCAATATGTTTGTATTGTCTGATGTCATTACCGCTTGCGGTACAGTGACAAAGAATTTCAAGTTATAGACGCCATCAGGGCGGCCATACAGTTGAATTTGTGCGTCGCCACTACCGTCAACACCTTCAAAGCAATATTGTGTTGGAACGGCGCTAATCGTAGGCTGTAGATTCTGGCGTAGGCGCATATCGCCCACGCTGATCTGTTGCATGATGAGATTGCTAGTGATATTTAGTGGGTCGCTGGATACGCGGAACTTTTGACCTGCGCCGGTCAGCGCGTAGATATATGTGCCGGAGGTAGTGGTAACGGTTATTTCTTGGCCGAGAACATTCCAATCGTAGGCATCTTCGACTTGGCGTTTGGCATCATTGACCATCTTGCCAATTAGGCTGGAATACGCATTCAGAGCGACGGTTGACACCGTTGGCTCACGCAGCCGCACAAGAATAGAATTTACAATTTGTAGATAGGTCATTGCTTCCCCGTAATAATGCACACAGAGCCAGCTTTTGCCTATCCCCTTGGGAAGAAGCCTTTGCCCCTATTATAAAGAACTTATATCGCTTTTTGTTACCATTTGACCTTGTTAGCCCAAAACGCTGCGCTCATTTTGCCCTTGGCAATATTCTGCGCGTGGCGCGCTTTGAACGCTTCATTGCGTTTGCTGCCCTCTGGACTACCGCTTACACCCTGCTGGCCAAAGCGAATTAACTTAACTTCGTCGCCAGCTTTCGCTAATACAGCATGGCTTTTGCTTGGGTGGCCAGGCGTCTTTTTGGGTTTGTTATACCCAGCAAACTCTTCCTTGCCACGCTTAATCATTTCTTGACCTTTTTAGCGGTCTTGGCCGACTGTATAAAGTCAGCTTTAGTCGGCGCGCCTTTAGTGCCAGGCTTGCGCATCTTCTCACCTGATCCAGCGGCTATCCGTTTTTGCTTCGCGTTAATGTTGGCGTAAAGTCCGGCTTTCATTTCGACCCTTTCTGTTTGGGTTTAGTGTGCGTTAAAACTTGACTGGTTTTTGTATGCTTCTCGCCCGTCATCAGCGTTTTACCCGCCTTGTGCGTTGCGCCGGTGTAAAGTTTGCCGTTGGGCAGATAGTGCGGTACGCCCTTCATTATTTCTTGGCCTTATTCTTAGCTGTTCTTTGGCCACGCATAGGCATCTTGGCCTCGCTCATGGCGATTGCTACGGCTTGTTTGCGATTCTTTACGACGGGGCCGCCCTTGCCGCTATGCAGCGTACCGGCTTTGTACTCACTCATTACCTTGCCAACTTTTTTCGCTCCGTACATACGCACCCCCTTAAATCACTTAAAAAAGACCCGATCCATCACAAAGGCTGCCATACCGCTAATAGCTGACGCAATAGCCATGCCGACCCAGAAACCGCCTTTGGACTTGTTGGCCATCGCCAACAGTTTTTTAACGTCATCGCGCAAGGCGGTAACCTCAACTTGAAGAACCTCAACTTGGGCTTCTAGCTTGCCGAACTCACGCAAATCAATATCAGACATGGTCTATTTTCCTTGGCCTTCCAGGCCGTTTTTGCGCCTCTGGTGGCCGCATAATTACTAGATGTTCGTCATTATCGCCCGAAGTTTCAGGCTCATCAATACGGATATAACCCGCATGGCCTTTCATGCTTTCAATATCGTGCGGTTGGGTAAATTCAACAGTTTGACCGCTTTGTAAACATCTAAAAATAGCCATAAAACCCTTTAAAAATCAGGGGCCGAAGCCCCCGATTATTACGCTAAAGAACGAACAACAACGATGCGAAGTGTTGACGATGCCAAATCAGCGGTTGAGCCTGATTCGTTTTGGATACGGAATTTAACGGTATTGGCTGCACTGACGTAGCCAGTAACAGTCAAACCAACCAAATCCACACCTAGCGATGCGCCGATAACCATGTCACCCAGTGCTACGCCTGGAACGGTGACATCATCGGTTTCGCCAGCGCCATCAACTAGCGAGCCAGCGTCGAGTGTGGCAGTGACCAGCCACGTATCAGAAAACAGGCCACGAAATTGATCGTTACCTGCGCGAACGGTTACTGCTGAAGCTGTTGCCATAGTAGTTCTCCCAATTAGGTTAAAAACCCCCGCCCGAAGGCGGGGTAGTTAATTAGGCAGGTACGGCCAAGGCAAATGCCGAAGACGACAGGGCTGCGCCAACAGTTGCCGCAGTACGCATTGCTTTAACGCCATACAGAGTGTCAGCAGTAAACAGAGTGCCGAGGTACTCTTGCTTGTACTGAGTCTGTGAACGCACTGCAACTTGCTCAACCAGAACCATCGAATCACGGTGACCCATCAAGCAAATACGGTCGGTGCCTGAAGTGCCAGCGCCAGTATCAGCGTTTGACGAAACAAAGACAGGGATACCGTACAGATTGCCGATTTCGCCATTGCGGATTGCATTGCCATCACCGACGAATGCTTGCTCAGTGTAGCGAGCCAGACCCATCAATGTGTTGCGGCTTGATGGTGGGATGATGAAGAAACGGCCATCCATTGGTGTGTCGTTGTCATCCAACCTTTGGATTGTGCGACGAATAGCAGCATCAGTCAGCGCAGCAGCATTCGACGATGTCGAGTTGTAGGCTGTTGTGCCGTTTGAGCCGATAAACGCTTTGGTGGTGGTGTTGCTAGTTGCATAGTCATCGGTGCCAACGGTTGCGCCGTTAAATGCACGACCCAATTGAACCAAGTTGGTATCTACTTGACGCGCCAGCGCATAGCCAGCATCAGCAGTATAGAACTGACGCATTGAATTCAACGCTTGAACTTCGGCGATGTCTTCGATCAAACGGCTGTACTCATAGTGCTTGTCGATAGACACTTGCACTTCGGTGTTGCTGGCAGCAATCAGAGTCACTGCATCCGTTGCTACTTTTAACGACGCCGAACCACGGGTTGGTGCTGGGATGTGGATGGTGTCGCCTTTTTTGCCACGAAAATTCATCTTCATGACCAAATTGGCCAATACGAGGTTTTTCTTATACGAAGCAACAATCTCATCACTCCAAATCTCTGGAACGAATGTACCTGCGCTCGATACCGTTACGCTATTGGTTGGGGAAAATGCTGTATTTGCCATGTTAATGCTCCTAGATCAAAAGTAAGTTACTTGACCCGTCCTTCTTGATACGCCGCCATAATTTCATCAGATAGTGCGTCATATCGGGCTGGGTCATTCATTTTTAGCCGAATTAGGTCAGCACGACGGTAAACTCTTTTTGAACTCTCACCTGTTCCACCGCTATCAACCTGCACGGATTTCATTGTTTGCTGGCGAGCCGTTGATGCTTGTTGGTTCGCTTGCTTAGTCTGAATACCACGCAACTCTTTATAGGTGGACAGCAATTCGTGCGCCGAATCAAAATCAAACTCTGCATCAGCTCGCTTGAATAAATCCAAACGAATCGGTGACGACTTAACCCAATTCACAAACCCCTCATCGCGAACGACTTGTTCAAAATCAGGATGTGCTTGAGTCAGCTTCTGTTGAGTCTGTAACGCCCTTAACTCCGATGCGGCCTTTCGAGCCTCAATGATGTCAGGGTGCCTATCAATCGTATTACGAACTGCCTTTTGTGGGTCTTCATAGAAGTCCACTTCCGGCTCTGCCTCTGCAATAGGTTGTTGCCTAGAACTAAGGTTTTGCTTAATGAGTTCATCTGCCAGCTTCCGCACTTCGCCGACTTCTTGCGCTTGGCGTCCAATGACTTTTTCCGCTTCTTGGTGCATCTTCATAACGTCTTCAAGAGACTTATTCCGATACCGCTCAGGAAGTTCCGGCTTATCATTACCAATCGTAGAGTCTAGCTTGGCTTCTTCCGCATCCAACTCACTAGGCATCTCATTTTCTGGATCAACTAACATATTAGGTTTCCTTTTCCTGCCATCTTTTGGTTCCCAGGATCACATAAACAGGCCAATTACTTGGTTATCTGTTCGCTTTTTGCTCCGCAGCGAGTTTCTCTCGATGCCTACGATCAAATTGGGCTGCGGCAGTCGGGAATGACCCCGACCAGCCCTCCAATCTAAACGCTGGAGCAGATATTATGCGGTCGGCTTTGCCTCCGCATTCGCATTGAACTTGAGTCAGCTCATAACTGACCAATTTCTCAATACGATGCCCGTTCTCACAGGCAAATTCATACATTCGGCGCATTTAATTCCTCATAAGCGTCAGAGCTGACCTGTCTCAGGTTTTTCAGCCATAGCAAAATTGAAAGTTCGCCTTTCTTGAATTGTAGACTTTTTTCGTCTTCAACAGCAGAAAGATTATTTAACGCATTTACCATTTCGTCAATGTCTTCTACTAGATCGTGCCACCCTTTGGTGGCCATCATAGAGAATCTATCTTCGTAATATTTTTGCAGTTCAGGATTCATTCAAGACCCATGCTGTTGTGGCTTCGTTCCACGAATACAGTCCACCATCTGTAGGCTTTGCTACTGGTGGCTGCCATTGAACATTAGCGTCAAGAGTCCAACTTGGGAATGGCTGCGGAGGAACAAACGCATCAATTTCTGATTGGTACTTGTAACCAATACCAGCATAGTTTCCACGATAAGGAGTGCCGCCATTAGTGTGAACATTACCTATTGTGTTATAGCTAGTGCGCTTGCATACCTGACCACGAAAATCACCATACCAAACTTCCCAATCAATACCATCTTCACCTTCATCTTTGCCAACGATGACTTCTGTGACTATATTATTGCTGTCTAAAAATGCGTAATGAGCCATTTTATTCTTCCCTCAAATTCAAACCAGTAAGACTTTCGTCTGAACCTATATAACCCTTGAGAAACGTATTAAACGCTATGCTAATACGTGTATTGTCATCTTCTTTAGTCTGTACCATGTGAGTTAAGTGTGATGGGAATAAAATCAAATCACCCGCACCTACTTCAAACCACCAAGATTCGCTGTTATAAGGATTATATTCAGCAGCAGGAACCTTAATCCGCTCATATCCATCCTTATAAAAATAAATCTTATCAAACTCTCTATTGGCTTGCGGATAAAACACACCAGACACTACGCTATTTGGATGAGCGTGTTTATGATGATGCTGTCCTTTTTCTGTGTAATTTGCCCAACTTTGCGTTAGATACAGACTCACATCAAACTTCGGAGCATGAATAGCTTTGAAGTATTCCATCATTGAATCTTCAATAAAATCACGTAGCTCCGTCAGTTCCTTGTTCTTTAGTATCTTTCTATCTTTGCTAGTTGTATTACCTTCGTTAGCGTAATGCTCTTGACCTTTAATGAAAGTTAATTCAGTTTCAGTTAAATCACGAAACTTAAAGAAAGCAACTGGAGTAGGGAATAAGTTATTTATATTCACAAATCACCATGAAATATTGCCAGTACCAGCAGTAAATGTATAAATCGTATTACCGCCTGACGTTGTTTTTGTATATGTTAATCCACCACCAATTGATGCTAAATCTGAATTGCCAGATGGATAACTAATAATTACAACACCAGAGCCGCCACCCGCAGAACCGCTAATGCTACCGCCGCCGCCGCCGCCGAGATTTGCTGATCCTGCTGTGGCTGCATTTCCTCCAATAGCACCAGCCCCGCCACCGCCGGAACCGCCGCTTGACGTTGTACCTCCGGATGCGCCTGGATGAGTAGAGCCGCCGCCGCCTCCGCTGTAGGTCACGGAGCTACCTGAGATGCTGGAAGTCGATCCGTTTCCGCCGTTTCCGCCTCGGCTACTTATAGCTGCACCACCAACAGCACTAGCTCCACCGCCACCGCCTGAGTTTGTATAAGTTACATTGTCAGATATGCCAATACCGCCATCACTTCCTTGCGCTGGAGTAGTGTTAGGAATATTACCGGGGCCTCCGGGATTAGTTCCGTTGGGGAAGCCGTAACTACCACCACCGCTACCGCCGCTAGAACCTGTGCCAGATGCGCTGCCAGCCCCGCCACCCGCAGAAGTAATTGTGCTAAATACTGAATTAGAGCCATTAGCTGCTGCTGCGCCACCGGCGCCAACAGTTACTGTGTAATTTGTAGATGATGCAACACTTAAAGTGGATTCTCTATAGCCACCCGCGCCACCCGCGCCTTGTGACGCTCCAGCACCACCAGCGACAACTAAGTAGCTTACGCTAGAAGGAGGGCCAGAGACAGCAGCAGCACTAGAAAGTAATAAATTAAGAACACCAGACATTAGGTCACTCCATTGCCTGAGATAATCCAAGTAGTAGAAGTCATTTTGATTGCTGATGCCATGCCATATTGAGCCAACGAACGTGAGCCAGTAGTACCTGTTCCAGCCAAATACATTGTGTCACTTGTGATTGCAATGGTTACCACTTGGCTAGTCATATTAATAAACGTCAATACAGTACCTAGTGCATAAGCTACGTTTGCATTTGAATCAATCGTAAATGTTCGTGCGTTTGCATCTGTACTAGGATGGAATATAACCTTGCCTGAATCTGCCAACACCGTTGTGTACGCAGCCGATTTACTAGCAATAGGCACATTTCTAAACCCAACCGCATCAGTACCGTCGGCAGTACAGTTAGTTAGTGTGCCTGAACTTGGAGTGCCTAACGCACCACTTGGTGCAACGTAATCCGTTCCTGCCGTTGCTGCACTAAATGCGCTTGTTCCGTTGCCTTTCAATACACCAGTCAAGGTTGTAGCGCCTGAACCACCATTGGCCACCGGCAAGGTGCCAGTTACTTGAGTAGCTAAATTAACCGCGCCGGCGATTGTTTTTAGCTGACCGCTACTGTCATACGCGCCGTCGGTCGTCCATGTATCGCCAACAGCCAAAGTCACTTTAGCGATTGTGCGCTGAGTGGCGTTGTTGTCGTACTTAACAAATAAGGTAACCGCTGCGGTGTCGCCGTTATAGATCGTAATGTCTTTAACGACACGACGGTTCGTTCCTGTCGGTGCTGGTACAACGCTCACATCCGTTGAACCATTTAATGCGCCATCCGTTGCGCCCTCGGTGATGCCAGACCCTGCATTGTCCGCATAGGTGGCAACGAATGTCGGGTTGGTTGTGGCCGCCGATGTGGACATGGCCACTTGAATGCTGATGGCTGTTCCGTCTAAAACTAAAGTCTTCATTTTTTACCTCTTAAGATAAGAACCAGGCATACGCTCCACCGTCGCCAGAGCCACCACCGGACGCCGCGATTGTAATCGCCCCAGCGGCATTTGTAATCGTCACATTCGTTCCAGCCGTAAGATTTGCTTTCTCCCACAGGCTCGTTGTCTCGTTATAGATCAACACTTGGCCGTTGGTAGGATTCTGAGCCGACACGTTGTGCAGCTCGTCCATCTCGTAGCCGTTTTGGACGCGCACATAAATCAGACCATTGCCAGCATTTGCGCGCTCAACCGTACCGATATAGACCAAATGATTGGGTGCGTAGGGTTTGGTTGCAGTCAAAGCGCCCGCTGTTGCGCCAAGGTATAAAGAATCGCCCGCGGTATAAGCGCTAGTGTTTAAGCCACTCAATACACCTTGGCAGATAATCATGCCGGTAGAGCCAGCGGTGATGTTTTCAGCCGCTAAACCAAAAGTCTTAGCTGATGTCGCGTCGCCTGTGTTATTGGCTAACTTGACCGACACACGATCGCCAGTTGCGGCGAACATATACACCGCTTGACCTTTGGTGATCGTCGTTGCTTCAGCATTGGTTGCTCTGGCGTACAACGTCTGGCCAACGTCAGCCGCTATGGCTGACGTTAAACCGACAGCCAACGTATTTTGATCGCTATTCCAATACAGACGACCCACCGCATTGGTGACCGTCGGTGTGGTATCAAAATCAATGTAGTCGGGTGTGCCAAGTACCGTCACACCAGCAACCGCGCCCGTGTCGCTAATCGTAACAGCCGAGTTTTGTAGCAGTTTGCCGGTCGTGGTATCAAATCTGGCTACGGCATTGTCTGTCGCTGACGCAGGGCCGACCACATCACCTGAACCAGCGGGGGTGCCCCATGATGCGTCGGTGCCGTCAGTCGTTAAGAACTTGCCGCTGTTACCTGTTTGGTCTGGCAGACTAGCGCCGCCACTACCACCACCCGATGCGCCTTGGTTGATGATGACTTTTAGGCGGTCGGTAATGTCTGGCGGGAGTATTTCACCCGCATTGATCTCACGACCGTTGGATAGCGTAATAACTAAGCTGTTATCGAAGTCCAGACGTATATCCGCGATGGATATACCGTCGTTACCATCCATGCCATTGACGCCATCGATACCATCACGGCCATCGCGTCCGGCTGCGCCGTCTTTTCCGTCCTTACCATCACGACCATTGCGACCATCGCGGCCATCAATACCATCGCGACCGTCCTGAATGCTCGTAATACGACGCTCCAGCATGCCGTAGAGGTCATCGTACTTGCCCTCTAAATCGCCCTTCATCTTTTGCAGCGATGCAATGACGGCTTGCGCGTTTTCTGCGGCTTTTTTCTTCTGCATTGCCCGAGCTTCCGACACTGTATTGTTTACAGAGTCAAAAAGAGCGTCGGGAACTTGGTCTACGTTAAACAGTTTGTCGATATCCATTATTGCATTCCCTTTTGCAGTTCATCAAGGAAGTCATTTTCAGCATCGACGACATTATCCTTGGCTTTGCTCATCTGTAGCTCGACAATTTTCGACTTGTTCTTAATATCCGCTTCTTTCAACATCAATTCAGCGACCTTGACGCGCTTGTCGAACTCTTTAGACGCCAAATCAGCCTGATTAGGCAAGTTAGCCGTCAATCCTTGCTGAATCTTGGCTTGAACTTCCAAGGGTTTCAGCTTGGTGTCGATCATAATCTTGGTGGCTTCAGCACGATTCTGTTCAGCTTGCGTCGTATTGACCGCAATCTGCGCTTGTGCCGCTTGCAAGGCTAATTGCTCTTGCACCATTTGCTTTTCTTGTGCCGCTGGATCAACTTGACCCATCGCATCCAGACGCTGCATCAATTCCATGCGGTTGGAGAGCGAACTATTGGCCACAATGCCCTTCAAGATGATCGGCAAGACCGGTGTATCAGGGCCAAGTGTCTGCAACAGGCTAATAAACTGTGATTGCTCGTACTCTCGCGCAATGATGCCAAGGGTTGCCGTTGGAATGAAGACCATATCGACCGACGGATAGCGCTCGGGATCAAACTGCATGAATCTAAACGCCGCTTTGTTGATGAACGGAATCAAAAAGTCTTCTTGGAAGTTCACCAACGTGCGTTTGTACTTCTTGATGATTGAGGCCACCGCCATCGACATGCCAGTACCCGCCGCATCTCGGCCAACAGCCGACACCATACCGTTACTATCTAATGTTCCGGTCGCTTGCAAGAGCATTTGCTGAAATTTCTCAGCTGTCGTTATGCTTGAGCCATCGGTCTGGCCGAACTTGAACGGATACAAAATCTCATTCGGGTTGCCGTTGGTGTAAATCGCTTTGCCAGGCTGGACTGTCAGCTTCGCACCCCGTGGCAGTCGCGTTGCGTCCACGGCCATCATTGGTGATGCTGTTAGTGCTAACGAATCCAAGTGAGTGCGCACTTGCGCATCAATGGATTTCTGCATGTTGTAGGCTTTTTCGATTGTTCCACGGCCAGGCAATCTATTTGGCACCGTATCAGCCTGATAGGTCAGCACCGGCCTATCCTTCATCATGTACGGGCTTTCTTCGGCCTTCAAGAGCAAGCCATCGTTCGCAATGACGATGATCGCCTCGACCATGTCTTGATAATCTTCAGCGGCCGAATCGTCAGGGAACAACTCGACGATGTCATCATCTTCCGCTTTTTTCAAATACTCTCTTGGCACCAGACCGTAGTAGGTCAAGAGCAGTACCTTCTCATCTTGGTACTGGCTGACTTCTTGGGTTGGTTCCAAATCCGTATCTTCATAGGTCGGGGTGATATTGACCTTGCGGTAGATACCCTTTTCAATCCCGCGAACCACTTTGTGAATCGAGACGTACTTCTCAATGGCCACGCCCATGCAATCCTCAACGGACGTGCCGTTTGGATCCCACAGAAAATTCTTAGGGTTGATCGGCATCGGTTTGACCGACACTCTTGGCTTTTCCACCGTGCCGATAGCCGCTTGTGCTTGGCCTGGCATGGGCATCGTCGCTGGCACGATGTCTTTTTCCATCGACGTGACAATCTCAGCAATACCAGTGCCGTAAATCTCAGCCAACAGCACCACTTGATCGATGTGCTTCCTTAATTTGTCGCGCTTGAAGTCTTCCATCATCTGGAGTTTCAAGGCTTCAACGTCTAACGGATTACCGTCCACATCGTTGATGTCGTCTTTGATGTCAAAGAATTCGCCCGAGCCAAAGATCGCTTCCATGATTTCTGCATGGCGCGTCTCAACGGCTTGTTGGGTAGCGGGGGTGACAATGCGTGAGCGCTCAGATTCTCTTGTCTTGTCTTCGGAAGCCCATTGGCCACGGAAGATGCGCTCGTATTCTTCCCATTGCGGGAGGAAATTAATATCGCGGTAGGTTCTCCACCTATCGCAATGATCTGACACGAAACTGACTAACTCTTTGTCATTTTCGGTCGGCTGGTCAAAGTCATTTTGTTCCATCAGACACCCGAAATAATATCCACCGGTTCCCAATCGTCGGATTCATCCTCTTGCATATAGGATGTCACGGCCAATTGGTCTATATAGGACAAGGCGTCAGGCAAATCATCATGTACCCCTTGTGCAGGGAATAATAGAAGCTGATCTAGGAATATATCCCAATCCTCGTCTGAATTAAGCACGATCCTGCCATGCTCAAACCGCCCTTGGAGGCTCCAGATAATCCGGTCGGCCTTTTTCCGGTTGCCATGCGTTAGGTCAACTATGTGCGAATATACATTATTCTTGCGCATTAAGTCACTCAAATACGGCAAAACGGCGTTTTTTAACGCCCCGCGCTCAATTCCAATCGATAATGGGCGATAGTCGCGCATGGCCATCAGTATCTTGGCAGCGGTTTCCCGAATATCCCACCGGCCATGTTCTATCTTCTTGATCCACCATTTGCCCTCGTCAGTCACTTTAACCACCGCAATGGCTGATTCATCTAGGCGCTTTTTGGAATTGGCCGCTTGCTTGGCCACTTCTTCAAATCCGGCCAAGTCCACCGCCACAAAGTAACTACCTTGCGTCGGTTCTTGGCCGTACTTGATCCACTCTTCTTTGAATATGTCCGAGCCAGCGTTACTGAAGCTGGCCATATATTCCTGCTTAAACGCAAAGGTCGATAGCGTCTTCTTGGCCGACTCGATTTCGTCAGGGTCAATCAACGGGTTGTCTTTGGTGGTGAAGTGCCAGCTTTTCCAATCAGAATCAGAATTATTCTCGCCCAAGTTGTACAGATCATAGAACCAGTTCCTACCCTTGGGCGTACCAATGAACATGGCGCGACCTTTCTTGTCGGATAAGGATGCGCGTACAACCTGCTCCCACGTTTCCGGCTTAATGTCGGCCACCTCATCCAGCACGGCGTAGGTCAAGGACACACCGCGCAGGGTATCTGGCCGGTCGGCTCCCCTAACGTAAATCGCCGCACCATTGATTAGGGTGATGTCCTGATTATTAATGTGGCTGTTGGCAATGACTTCACGCCCCAAATCCATCAGCACATTCCAAATAATCTGGCGCGCCTGACCGTTGGTCGGAGCCACGTAGAGAACAGCCGAGCCAGCGGGGCAACGCAATCCCTCAATTAACAGCGTAGTGGCTGCTAACCTAGATTTGCCGCAACGACGCCCAGCCGCCACCACTTTGAATCGGTGGGAGTCGGCAAAGACCTCTTGTTGCCAAGGGAGGAGTTGGAAATTAAGGTCGGCCATAATTTTTTAGGGTCAGGGTCAGGGCTAGGGCCATCAGAAATCCGGTGCGCCAAATGGGTCTTTGTAAAAAGGATTAGCAAAAGTTTCTGGCTTTGCTAACTTTCGCAAATCTCGTATATGATCGCTTCCAACAACAAAAACACCGCCTGGCTGATTAAGCAAAAATTTCTGCCGCTGAGTGTTAGCCTTTTGAGCCAATGCGCCAGCCCTACTAACCTGATTAGGGTTATCCGTCTCAGGCCACATTAAATTCTCGCCCGTACTTAAAAACTGTTTTACGTTAGCTTTTGTTGCTGGCTGATTAGACAACGCCAATAAATCAGCATTCTTCTCACTCGCACCTTGCAAAAACTCTTTTAACGTATCGGCGGTAAACGTCTTTCCTTTTAACGCGCTGACTTTATCTTGCGCCAGCAAGATGGCATCAAAAATAGTTTTGTTGGGCGCTGTTAATGCGTTGTCTTGCTTATTAACCGCCACATTGGTAAACAACGAATACAAAAACTCAGGTGGATACCCCTCTACGTTTTTTTGCATCAACGTATCCCACGACCCTTTGTACGCCGTCTTAGGCAAGAAATTCATAGCGTCAACATCGCCGCCAATCCCTTCATAGTACGCGCCATATTGCTTGGCTATATCCGCTAACTTTTTAGCGTCTTCAGGCGACACGTTAGCTTTTTTACCATGCTCCACCCCTACATACGCTTTGTTTCCGTCTATAAATAAAAGGTCATCCATTGTTGTTCTCCGTTAAAATTTTCAATCCGGCGCTCCGAATGGGTCTTTGTAGAACACCGGTGCGGCTGGTATTTGCTTAGAATTTTGCAAGGCCATGTCGCGCTCCATGACCTGATGCAGCCATGCGTCGCGCTCGTTCAAGGCTTTGCTGGTTGGATAGATCGGCCACTTACCGGCTTCAATATCCTTCTTCCACGTTTTCCACAAGGCACCTTCGTCTTCAATCACCTTACCGCCAACGTAGCCTGGGATCGATACAAACTGCCCCTTGTACTTGCCCGACGGTATCTGAATGCCGGTGGCGTAGATAGTGATCGGGTTTCCTTCTGGATCAAACCCAGGTTTCGCCATATTCGATCGGTGGTACATCACTTTGTTTAGTTCCTGCGGCGAGAGGCCGAGGCTATTTAGGTAGTCATCCATCGTTATTCTCCGTTTTTAATCAAGCGAGCCATTGGGGGAGTCCATATCAATGGTGTCAGTCGGAGCTATGAGCAATGGCTCACCCCCCAACCCCGTTATATTAATCGTTACGGCACTTCTCTGAGAATTACCTTTCTCAAACAGGGAGATGGGTAGCGCTCTGTCCATGCACATCTTAATCGCCGCCATCTGGCCAGGGTGGCCATCTGTCAACGCTATCTGGACAACTTTCTCAACCACATCCTTGCCAGAGGAGCGGATGATGATCTCTTTCAGCTCCTTGATTCGCTGATTGTCAGTCTTCGGCAAGGTGGCCGGTGGGTTGGCAGCGAACTTTTGAATCGTTAGCTTTTCGGGTCTTCCTCTTTTTTTTACTGATGGTGGTAGTTTTGTCATTATTTCCTCATTTCGCTTTTTCTGGGGGGAGGAGGGTACAACAAAAATTTTTTGTCAGCCCCACCCTCCCCCCCCCTATCAAAAAGTTAACAAAAAATGTTAGTAAGCACTCACTTATAGAAAAAACCTATCAGTCGCATTTTACATAACGCTGGTTACGCGACATTCAAACATTACGTTAGGCAAAAGCTATAGCGGGGTGTGCATTTCGTTTTCATTTCGGCATCATCGTGTTAAAAAATTGACAAGAAAAAAGAGGGGGGGGTCAAAAAATAAAAAGAAAAAGGCTGTGGGAGCATTCGGGGGGTACTTGCGAACAGAACAGAACAATCCACCCATTTGTTCGTTTCGTTTCGTTTCATGTTCGTTTGCTTTCGTTTGTGTTCGTTTTGTTTCGTTTGACCCACCAAAATAAAATCTTAAACAACACCATCTCAAACCCCATCTAAAACGCACCAGAACGCTCTACATTCAATCTTTATCGCTCGCCAGTATCTCTGCATAGGAATTCTTCAAAATCGATTCTAGGCCGGTATCCGTGACTCCAAAGAACTTGATAAATTTCTAGCAAGTTTTTAAACCCTTTCGACAAATCGCCATCACCAGCGGCAGCCAGTATCAACTTATCGGTATCGGACAGTTGCCGATTAAACCATTTGCTTTTGATGCTCGATGGTCGTCCGCCTGGCATTATTTTTCCCTTAAAAACCGATAATAAAAAACTAACAATAAATCAGTAACAAATTATTAACACCAAAATAACCAACCCTGACCCTGCTGGCATTGACCCTTGACCCTAACCCTTAGGGTTAGGGGTCAGGGAGGGTCAACTTTTGCCGCTTTTTGCCCCTTTTTGACCCTGCTCAGGGTCATGACCCTAGGGTCATTTAGGGTCAAGAATAACGATACCAAGATGCTAAGAATTCTTGCGTAAAAGTAACGCATTCGTTTCCAATTCATTAACCATAATCCACCCATGTTCGCTGGCTTGAATCATCCCTGACTGCATCAAATACCCAATCAATTTATCGGTGTAGGACGGATTAATCATGTTCCTAATCGTTCGATCGGCGTTGCCGTCCTTGGCAAGTTTCTCTTTCAGCGCCGATCTAGACAGGTACGGCTGATCATTAATGACTTCAGCGCCTGAATCAAACCACGCATTTTCAAACATTTTCCGAAAGCCTTCGGTCTTGGAATCCTTTTTATCCCTTACTGGTGCGGCACTTGGAATGACGACCGCGCTGGTTACTGGCTGGTCATCCTCGTCTGTCCAGTCGGTAATGGCCACGGATTGCAGGGATAGAAAGACAGGCTCGGCCATTTCAGCGTCTTTGGACTTCCTTTGCACCAGCTTCATTGGCGTTGTGTCCGTGCTAGGCACCACCGATATTTCAATATCCAAGGCTCCGCGCCATGCACTTGAGCCTCGGGCACGG